CGCGGCCAGAGCACCAGCGATACCACCGACCCAAGGGATCCGGCAGGAAGCCTTCTTGCCATCCCGATAGGCCACATCATTCACATGGACTTTGCGACATTTGCCATAGTCGTATAAGCATGGCAAGTGCCCGCCAAGCAAGTCCTGAGAAATTTCGCTTATATAATCATGATTATGAGAAGAGCCATCGCACGGAAAGAAATACTTATAGGCGAGAGTATAATGCAAAGAAAAAGGCAGAAAGATATGCTCAATCGAACGCATCATAACCCGCCTTCCTGCCTATGGCTTTTTCAATTCTCTCCATCCGATGCTTATACAGATGGTTTGAAAGCACGAGTTCCCTTCCTACTTCCGCTAACCCAGCGCAATGCTTTCCATCGTTCAATAACCAATCAGCCATTTCCAATGTTTCTTGAGGGTTGTTAGACCAAAGGAGATGTTTTCTATTCTCGAATCCTAATGCCTCGTAAGCATCTGTCGCGGAGGAAAGAAAGGGTTTCCCGCAAGCAAGTGATTCAAAGACGCGCATCGAACACATGACAGTTTTCTCAATCCCATCCATGCCGCTGCGCTGATTATTATTACCGAGCGCGATATAGGCACTTCGATATTGCTCGGAGACTGTCCGGCAAGAAGTCGCTCCGCGCCAAAAAGATTTTAGGGCAGCATACGGAGGCTCCTCATATGAAAATATGGCCATCTTGTGCCCCGCTTGTGCTAGGGGCAATATGACTGTTTCGCTTCCCCATTTTCTCGCATCATTTTGCCCGTCATACCAATTTCCGCTGAATGAGAAGGAAACAACATCCTCGGCCAGCGGCAAGGGGTGGTGATACTTCGGCGCGGCCGCGAGAGGCAGCCAATAGATTTGCTTATGGCCAAGTCTCTCTCGATACCAGGGGATCATCTCTCTGTCGGAGGTAAAGACATAATCGGCAAGGCGCGCCTGCAACAAAAAATACAAGCAGGAATTCGGATCCTCGATCGTCCACCAGCAGAAGGGCTTTCCTGCCCCATGCGCGATGTCCCGCGCTTGCTCGACAAGTTCATCGTGGCCGGCGTTATTCATGGAGAGAACGAAGTCTACCTGGTGAACATCCTCGACCAGGTCAATGCCATCGGTGTCTTCAATATAGGGCAAGAGAAAATCAAATGCGTGAGTATATATTTTCAACCCTTAATTCCTTTCTGCGAATCCGGCCAGGGAGAAGCCGGTTATTTCACCCTTTTTGACCTGCTCCCAAGTCTTCTTGTCCTCAACTTTGGTGGCCATAACCCAGCTCTTATATTTCAGCGGCTTGCTGTCGGCCTCCGGCCATACTGTGCCTTTCTGCAGGACGGCGCACTGCACTATGCGAGCGCCCTTGAGCAGGTCTTTATGCTGCTTATCAATCACCTGGTAATCCGCCATAAAGTTTTCACAGGCGGTATCCAACTCATCTTCGCTATGCCAGTCGCCCTGCGTGTCCACGAGATCGGGCTTGTTTTCTGCCTTCTGTCCTTTCGCAATCCAGTCGGCGATAATCTCATCGTCCGCATCGGCCACAATGCCATAGATGATTTGCTTGGCTTCGTCGGCTTTGAAGATTGGAAAGTAAATCTCTTTGCTCTCCGACTTGGCCACCCACTTGCCGTCTTTCTCCTCGAACTTGGCTTTGACGGCGGCCCAGGCGACCGGAAAGCACTTCGATTCGTCACCCTTGTATTGCTTGAAAGCAGAATTGAAAGCGGCCAGGAAGATTTCTTTGCCGCGCTTGGGGAGGGCTTTGGTGGCTTCGGGAAGGTCGTCTATGGAGGCATAGACTTTAGCGATAGGCGCTTCGCCTCCTCCCTTTTCTTCCCAGACCTGCATCGCCTCACGTTCATTGGAAAAGGCGATATCGGATTCGCTTATCTCGTAATCGCAAATGAAGTTTTTTCCATCGCGGCAGAAGATCATTTCACCTTTCGCGGGAGCAGGTAATTCCATCACCCAAGCAGCCATGCCATTATTTTTCGCCGGATATTTCATTTCCAACGCGGCCTGCAGGATTTGGCGCACCTCGTTTTGCATGGCCTTTTGCACAGGATTTATGCCGAACATTAAAAGACCATCGGCGCCCAATTGGAGCAATGGGTGCTGGGAGCCGCCAAGTTGCTTGGCTATTAGTAATTCAATCTTTCCATCCGGCTTGAGATTGACATGGAGAGCACCCCCCTTCTCCACTTCCTTCGCCGGGAAAGCCTTGCCGCCGGCGATTCCCCGCGCCATGCGGTGAATCTTGTCGAACCATTCCTTCGGTAAAATGCCTTTAACTTTTTCGATAAAGGCTTCCAAGTAATCCGTTGATCGAGCCATTATTTGGCCTCCTTCCCGCCGACAATGGCGAGAGATTCGTCCTCCTCGAAGTCCTGCTCCAGTGCATCGCGAATGCTCCATTGGGGGCGCGTGGCCGCCTTCTCGGTGGCCTGCGCTTGTGCGGCCGTTTCCTTGTCGCCGGTATCTACCTTAGGCTTCGCCTCCTCGTCCTTAGGCAGTTCCGGCGCGCCCAGGCGCTTGCGAGAAAATTCTTCCAGCGTGAGGTCCGGCGTGACGCCGCCGACACTAATCAACTTTTGCAGCGCATCGGCTAAAGCAAGCACATCCAATTGCGCGATATTATCGGGAATCAGCATGGGGTAACCGCTCAGCTTGCCAAAATCATTTAAAGCAAAGAGGCGCGGAATGGCATAGCGATTCAATACGGCGGCCTCGCTTTTCAGCCAACCCATCAAGGCCAGCAGCCATACATTCTTCTGCTCTTTTGCCAGGTCATAACTGCCGACGCGGTCCATGCCGAGCAATAGAAATTGGGTGAGCAGCGAAAGGGCAATGCGCTGGTCATAGCGGGTAATAATTTCGCTGGTATTGATCTGCCGGCTGCCGCCGCTGCTCAGGAGTTCAAGCCGCCAACCATCCGGGAATACCGCGCCCTCTAATTCATCCCGCTTGATGCGCGTTACCAGCTTTTTGCAATCGCCCAACAAGGCCACCATATCGGAATCATCAGTATTGAAAATGTCTAAATCGTTAGGAACATACAGCACAGGATAGCCGGCAAGATCGCGGGCGAAGCCGATAGCCTCGATATTCTCCATTTTCTTTTTCTTGGCATAGCTGGTATAGCAATTGCGCAAGATACTGCGGCCTTCGGGATTTGATTTGCGGCGATCCGTAGTGAAATGCAACGCCTTAAAAATGGGGATAAAGGTCGGCTGATTGTCCGGCGGCGCCGCTTGCCATAAACCCTTTACGCCGCCTTCATCATCGAATTCCCAGCGGTCGAGAGTCGTTTGCGAACGGGGTGCCAGTTTGCGCCAACCAATGCGCCCATCATCGAATTGCGAGCTCGGCACCTCCCCGTCTTCGCGCTGCGGCCCATTGCGTTTCTTGTAAACTATTTCGTGGTAAGACCAGCCATAGATGAAACGGCTCAGATTTTCTGTGCGGAATTCATCCCAGGTATGGCTCATATCGTTCATGCAGGATTCTAGGAATTCCGCCGCTTCGATATCCTCTTTGGCGTCGCCGGCCGGCTGCACGCGATAATTCGCCGAAAGCATCATCTGGTTGCAACCCAGCAGGGCCGCCCCTATAACAGGATCGTTCTCGCTCATCTCCTGCAGGGTCTTGGCGCGCCGGCTGCCGGATAAGGCACGCAGGAATTCTTCATCCACGCGGCCTGCATATTGCGTCAAGCCGGTCGAGCCCGTCTCCATGAAAAGCCCGCCCAGGCTCTTTTTCGATACTGCTGTTTTTGCCATTGTTATTTCCCGTCAGGCCAAAGAGAAAGCCCTGTCTCTACTACTCTGCGCAGAGAACAGGGCTTCGTTCCGTGGGAATCGCGGTTAGCTAGACCGCGCTCTTTGGCGTAAGATTAAATTCAGGTCAAATTATAGATTTATCCTCAATCTTCGTCGGCCTGGAGCGGCCTCAGTTTTTGCTGATTGCACAATCGTTTCCACTGCCCGCGCCGGCTCTACTGGTAATTCACCCGGTTCATTCCAAATGCTGCCAGTCGCGATATCGTCAAAGTTGCCAAGTTTGCTAGAACTTCCGTGCTTCCTTAATTGCCAAGCGATAGCCGCGGCTATCACCCTGTCATCATGGCTGCCAGCTTGCGCTTCCATATCACCGGAATCAGTAGAGACGAAAGTAAAGCATTCGTCCACCAAGCCGGAAGAATGTATCAGGCAGGCGCCACTCGCCACGGCCGAACGAAAATCATTTATCATGGGCGTTCGGGTCTTGGAAGTGGTAGGCCAGCCAAGCACGGTAGTCGCCTTGTTGCTTTGATCGTAATCACGATGCTTATAGATCCGGTTATAGTGAATAACATTGCGCAAGGTATTTAGCGTTGAATGTCCGTGGTTATTGCGTTCCGGCCCAAGCAATGCGTAGTTATACCAACGCGCCAATGCCGCCAATTGATATCCGAAAGTATCCGGCGGTATGCGGCCATGCAATTCCGCCACTTGCTCTCCGGTATTTCGGTCCAACACACAGCCGCAAGACGCGTCGCCATCGGCCAAACCTTCGCCCACGTCCCCACCTACAACATACTGCCGGCCCTTTATGGGAGGCTTCCAGACCTTCAATTCCATTGGCGCAAGCATGGTCCCGCCAATTTGCTGTGGGACAGGAGGCGTATATTCCGCCGCGATTCTATCCATTGCCTGTTTCAGTGCATCTCTGTCGAACACGCAGCGGCCGGAAGATAAGAAGCAGGAGACATCGTCTTCGGGATATTCTTGTAGAAAGCCATCTTTCCCCAGGGCCTTTATCTTTCCGCGCCGCCAGCGAATCTGATCATCGCTTAACTGCCATTGCGCCTTGAGGTTGATTTCCTCTTCCACGAGGTCTTGCAGCGGATCCCCCGCAATGACATAGCCTTTATCCTGCCACCATCGGAAGAAGTGCGGTGCGAAGGCGCCATTGCCTTCCTTGGCCGCCTTCCACAATTCGTGAAAATAATTCCCCATACCGTTTGGCGTGGACTCCAGCACAATCCGCCCATTCGCCGGCACCGCTTCCATCAGCGCGATAAGGGATTCCTGTGGCCGCGGCCACAGCGATAATTCCGAACAATGCAGATTGTTTATCGTCTGCCCTCGACCGAAGCCCATCGCGCCCGCCGTGCCGACATAAAACCAGCTATTGATCGTCGGCCAGAAAAATTCCTTTTTGCTGGAATATTGCGGCGCGCCCACGCGTTGCTTTTCCTTCTCCGATAGCCTCAGCCAAAAGAGCTTGACGATCTGAAATATCTTCTCCGTGGAGGCCGATTCATGCGCCACTATGACGCTGGTAGTGTTGTCGTTAAGCAAAGTGTCAGCCAGGAATAACCCGCAGACGAGGGTGGTGAATCCGAGTTGCCTCGGCTTAAGGATAATATCGCGGCCCGCGCGCTTATTATCGAAGTCTTCCTGCGCGGCATTAAATAGCAAAGATTCTATAGTCTGCTCTTTGGTGCGAATTTCCAGGAACGTCTCTATCCATTCGCGGTGATGGGATTGCCAGTAGGGAAGAGCGGCCTTGCTATTCATGCGGCCGGCCAACTCGCGGGCCGCGCCAATGTGATGCTGTGCTGTTGTTTCCATTAAGGCTGTCATGGATTAACTTTCTGCTTTTCCCGCGCCAGTCGCAAGGCTTCTTCCAGGGCGACGGCGATGCTGGCGATCTTAGCCGGATCCGTTTCGCCGGTGGGGATACCGGAATGGTCAATCCGCTGCACATCCCGCCAATTTTCCGGGTCTCGGTTTTTCAGCCAGAAGATTTGCGCCGTCACGTCCGGGATGATCTGCTTGGTGGTGCGCTCAATGCGCAGGACTGTTTCTTTCTGTCCACCCTCACCCTTTTGGCGCAGCGCA